GCGGGCAAAGGGTCGATTCGTTAGGCTTCGGGAACCGCCGGAGTGGCGAAACTGGTAGACGCACGGGACTCAAAATCCCGCGGGCGCAAGCCCATGTCGGTTCGAGTCCGACCTCCGGCACCACACTCACCCGCAACGACTTAGACTGCATCCGGCGGCACGTTCCCAGCCTCGCCGCGAGGCTTCGATCGGGCCGATTTGTGCCGCTTCTGTGCCCCAACGCGCGGCGGCGGGCCCGGGAACGGCACGACGGCGCGCGCCGCGGCACCGGCGGCGAGCCGCGCCTGATGCGGCGCGACCTTGGCGACCGCATCGAGGAGGTCGGCCTCGGCGACGATCGCGTAGCGGCGATAGACGCTCTCGGTCTTGTGACCGGTGAGCTTCATCGCGGCCGACCTCGAGACGCCGGCGCGCTCGAGGTTCCTGACCGCGGTGCGGCGCAGATCGTGGAAGAGCCGCCCGGGCACGCCGGCGGCCTCGCACGCCGTGTCCCAGGAGTCGCGGAAGTCGACGATGGGCAGGCCGCCCCGATGGTGGAAGACCCACGGGACGATCTTCCCGGTCTGTCGCTGAACGGCCTCGGTGCGCTCCCGCTGGCCGCGCAGCAGCGTTTCCAGCTCCGGGAAGCCCCGCAGTGGGAAGGCGCGGCCCTCCCCGCTCTTGGTGGTTCCTGGCTCGAGCCGGACCCATCCGGCGTCGAGGTCGACGCGCGCCCAGGTCAGGCCGAGTACCTCGCGCTTGCGCCAGCCGGTCAGGTAGCCGAACTCGATGACCGGTGCGAGCCAGTCCGGCGCCGCGGCGACGACGGCGCGGACCGCCTGCTCTTCGAAGAATCCCTGCCGGGCGTTCTGCACCGAGAGGGTCGGGAACGCCGGCCGGTCGACGAGTCGCCCCGCCTGGATCGCCAGGGTGAAGGCGCGCCGGAGCGCCGCCAGCTCGTTGCGGATGGTGCTCGGTTGTGCCCGCGGCTTCTCCTCGAGGCGCTGCCGGACGTAGGCGTTCAGCCGGTCGCCGGTGATGTCGATCGCGAGCGTGCGACCGAAGAACGCCCTCAGGTGAATCAGCGAGGAGCGGAGACGCTCCGCGCTGCGGCGTCCGTTGATCGCATAGTCGTTCTTGATGAGCGCCTCGAGGTCCTCGAACGTCACCCGGTCGGCCTGGGGCCCGACGAGGCGCCCCCGCCCGATCTCCCCCAGGCGCCGGCGCAGCAGTCGTGCCGCGTCGGCCGACCGCTGCGACTCGGACGACTCGCGGATGCGACGGCCCCGGAAGGAGTACTGCACCCACCACACCCGGCCGCGCAGGTAGATGCGCCCGAGGCCTCGCCTGCCCTGTGCCTGGCCCATGTTCGGTCCCTCCCCCTCAGCCCTGCGCGATGCGCATGAACTTCACCGCCTCGAGGATGCTCGACTCGCTCAGATGCGCGTAGCGCTGGGTCATGCGGGTGCTCGAGTGCCCCAGGATGGTCTGCAGGACGTAGATCTGCCCACCGTTCTGGACGAAGTGCGAAGCGAATGTGTGGCGCAGGTCGTGGAAGTGAACGTCCTCGAGGCCTGCGCGCCGGCGGGCCCGCTCGAACGCGGTCCGAACGCTCTGGATCGGCCACCCCCGGAAGGTAAAGACCGGGTCCTCAGGCGCCTTCGCAACGCCCCCGCGCATGAACATCAGGAGCGTCGCCAGGTCATCGTTCAGCGGGACGATGCGAGCCTTCCGGCTCTTCGTGGTCTCGGCGCGCAGCTGGATCAGCCGCCGGGCGAAGTCGACGTCTTTCCAGCTCAGCGCCAGCAGCTCGCCGAGCCGGCCTCCCGTGTGAATGGCGGCCACGACGAGAGCTTGCAGGTGCGGCGACCGGCACGCATCGACGAGCCGGCCGACCTCTTCCGGCGTCAGATAGCGGGTGCGCCCCACGTTCTCGCGCGACTTCTTCAGCCGCTTGACAGGATTTTCGGCCGCGTAGCCGCGCTCGATCGCCCAGTTGAACAGGGCCGAGACCCACGCCATCCCTCGGTTCACGGTCGGGCCGCTCACCCCGTCCCGGCTGAGCCGTTCGCTGACATGCCGGTGCAGGTCGGAAAGGCTGATCTCGTGCATGAGCTTGCCGCGGAGCCCTCTCACTGCGATGCGCGTGTGACTCTCGCAGTGCTTGACGTCGCGCGGACGACGCGCGCGCAGCACGCGCTCCCGGAGGTATTCCTCGGCCGCCTCTTCGAACAGCCTGGGTGCCGCCACGCGGGTCGATGGGTCGATCATCTTGCGGATGGTCCGGATCTCCTCGAGCACACTTTCGCCGGCGGTCTCCATGGGGGGCCTCCTGGGGAAGGGGATGGCCGGCTTGGCGTGGGTCCCGCCCCACCAGCGGGAAGACGACGCGGCCGGTCACCGCGGTTGTTGGAGACAGCCACCGTGCCGGCCGCGCGTCCCGCCCCCGAAGGGGCGAGCTCGTCCCTGCATCTCTCGGCCGAGAGAAGGAGTGCGGACAGAAAAATGCCGCGGTGCTGCACGGTGACTGTCTCCGAGGCCGATATACGCTCCCCGGCCCGACCTGTCAACGCGGGTCCCGCCGCTGGAGCGCAGGAGGCATCGCGCCCTCGGGCGGCGACGATCGGCCCCAGTCCCCTGGCGGGACCGGTCGCGGCAGTGCGGCCAGCACGTCCCGCAGGAGCGCGGTAACCCGCTGCAGGAGTCCGCGGACGTCCTCGAGCAGCTGGCGGTCATCGTCGGCGAGACGGAGCGGCTCGCTCATGCGGCCGCCCCGACCACGCTGAACTCAGGCTGTGTTTTTAGTGGTTCCCGTTCTTGAGCGCGCTGCAGGGGAAGATCTTGTCGCAGCGGCTGAGAACCTCGGCGCTCGGCTGCGGCATCACGCTCGCGCCCTCGACCTGCACCACACCGACCCCGTTCGGCATGTGCCCGGTCTGCTTGCAGACCCAGATGCAGTCGGCGGCCTCGAGCGCCTCGGCCTCCGTCGTGACCTTCGGAAGGGCCAGCGGGCTGCTGCTGCCGCTGGTTCCCTCGTCGCTGGAGCCGCCACAGCCAACCATGAAGACCGCGAGAATGGCGCTGACCATCAGAATCGACGTGCGCATGGTTCCCCCCTGTCCTTCTGCGCGGCGAAGCTGGCTCCATTATCGTCACCTGGCCAGGAAACGCGAAGCCCCTCTGCGGCAAGGGTCTCAGCGGCGCGCGTTGGCCAGGTAGCGCCGGAGGCCGGCCTCGGTGAACCGAAGGCACTTCCGCGACAGCCGGCGCGCGCCCGGGATCTGGTCGGCGTGCCGGTAGAGCCAGCGCGGCGCAACACCGAGCAGCTCGGCCGCCTGCTCTGCGGTCAGGAGTCGTTCCGTCTCCGGCGGCGCCGACGGCGTCGGAGGCGCGGCGTGGCCGTTCCCGTTGCTCACGAGGCGCGCCAGGAAGACGGCCTGCAGCTCGGCGAGCTGTCCCAGAACGACCGGGAGCGCCGCAGCCGGCACGTCGGCGGCACGGGCGCGGTCCTCGAGAGCCGCGCGGATGAACTCCCGGGCCTCGAGGCTCACACCGCCCCCCGCCACTTCCGCCGCATCACGAGAGAACGCGGGAGGCGACGAGATGGAAGCCGCGGCGCTCCACCGCGCGACTGATGTCGGCGATGAGATCGGCGACCTCCGACTCACGGTCCCGAACCGGGAGAATCTGGTTGAACACCTGGACGGGGTCCCGGCCCATGGTCGGCCCCGAGCCAGGTTGCGTATTCGCCATGCCGCGCGCCGCGGCGGCAAACGCCCGGAAGTCCTCCGACAGCGACGCCGGCAGGACAATCTCCCCCGGCATCAGCATGGCCGCCACCGAATCCCGCCCGGGGATGCCACCCCGTACGAGTCCGCCGCTCGCAAGGGCCACGCGACCGTCGCCAATCGGCAACGGGTTCGCCTCGTTGATCCCGCTCCCGGCGGCGCCCATGCCAAACGTCAGCGCGTCGAGAATCGCCGCTCTGGCAATCGCCTTCAGGAGATCGGCGAGCAGCTGCTTGAAGAAGTCGTGCCAGACGACCTTCGCACCCAGCGCCGCGTCGATCAGCGTGTCGGAGAGCATACCCGCCGAGGCCTGCAGCTGCGCGCCCATCGCATCGCTGAGATTGCCGAAGGCGTCGGAGCTGCTCTGAATGTCGTCGGCGAGGCGCTGGAAAACAACAGACGTCTGGTCGCCCCACTGCGGCAGCGTCTTCACGATCTCCATGAGGGGCCCGAGGATGGCGTCAAACTGCTCATCGGGCATCCCGTTCTCGCGTGCCAGAACGAGCTGGTTCAGCGCCGAGTCGACCATCGCAGCCTGCATCGCGAGCTGCGGCATCGTGGTGATCCCGAGCTGCTGGAGCAGAGTGTCAAGCTTCGAAAGCTCGACGCTTCCCTCCATGGCGTGCTCGGCCATGTTCTGCAGGACGAAATCGAACTGCACCGCTTCCTTGTTGGCCGGCTGGGCCAGCGTGCCGAAGTTCTTGATCGAGTCGGCGACGTCGATGATGCCCTTGGCGGATCCAGCGCCGGTGGGCGCGTGCATGGCCAGCAGCGTCCTCTTGGCGTTCCCGGCGCTCCGGTCGGTCGCGTCGAGGGCCGCCTTGAGACGGTCGAGCTCGCCGCGCAACGCCGGCGCCGTCTTCTGAGCCAGGTCGATGAGGGACCGGTCGAGCTGGGCCATCGCCTCGCCGTAGGACGACGGCCCCGTGATGTGCCCGGTAGCCTCCCGGATCTGCAGGTCGATCGCGGCGAGCGAGGCGGCGACGTCCAGGGCGCTGCCCCCGAGCTCGGCGAAGCCCAGGGAGGCACGCAGCAGCGACCGGACCCAGGCGTCGATGGACTCGCGGTGCGACTCGACCCAGCCCGCCCCCTCCTGGATCGCCTTCGAAACGTCGTCGAGGATGTCGCGCAGGGCCTGGCTCTGATAGATCGACGTCCCGAGCGCTTGGATGAAGTTGTCCCAGTCGTTGGCGATGCCCTGCAGCGACCCGGCGAGGGTCTTGCCGATCGCCGCGGCGGTCCCGCCCATGTTCTTTTCGATGAGCGAGAGAAGCGCGGCGAAGCGCTGGCTCGGCTCGATGGACTCGTCAAGGACGATGCCGTAGCGCCGGAGCTGCGAGGTGTTGCCCTGCGCGGCCTTGGCCATGACGTCGGCCGCGGATGCCAGGTCAGTGCGCATCACCGCGGCCAGGTCCACGGTCGCGCGCGCCACACGCGGCATCTGCTCGACGCCGATCCGGCCGACCTGGAGGAGCGTCGACATCATGTCCTGCAGGGCTTCGTCGCTCTGCCGGCTCGACTTCTCGAGCTCGCTGGCCAGGTCGTGGAGCGCCTTGCGGCTGGCGGCCGAGTTCTCCCCCACCGAGGCGAGCGCCACGGCCATGCGCACGTCGGCGTTCTCCTGCTCGATGGCTGCCTCGGTGACCTGCTTCAGGGCATAGGCGGCGGCGCCGGCGGCGACGGTCGCCGCGCCGGCGGCGATGGCGATCTTGCCGAGCGACAGGCCGACATTGCTGAGCGCCGCGTCGGCCTCGTTGCGGGCCTTGATGAGGATGTTGACCGTGCGAGTCGTGTCACCCACGTCGATTCGCCTCCCAGCGGGCTTTCGCCGCTGCCCTCGCCTCCGCTACCACTCCCGCATTGAAGGCGTGCAGGTCGATCGCTCCCGCCTTCAACGGGTCGAGAACCCCGAGGACAGTCGACGGGAGCACGCCGTACCGCCGCCCCATGGCGTCGATCGCCTCCATCAGGCGTCGGTTTTGGACAAAGGGAGGACCTCTGCGCCGGCCTCCTTGGTCCAGCCGGCGAGCTTGACGATGGCGGCGAGGAGGAGCAGCAGCTCCTCCTGAGTGAAGTCGTCGGGCGTGGGACCGTCCGAACGGTCGGCGAAGAGCTTCGGCGCGATCACCGCCTTCAAGACCAGCTTGCGCTCTGCCTCAGCGATGGCCTTGAGATCCGGTCCTCGCGCGCCGCGCTTGGAACCGGCCTCAGCATCCTGAGCCAGGTTGCTGACGTCCACGAGGTTGCCGGTGCATTCGACGACCTCGTGACGGCCGAGCCTCGCGATGAGCACCTTGATGCCGCTCGGGAGCTCGAGGACCATCCTGCCCCTCGCGATGAGCTCCTCGCCCGTGATGAACTGTCCTGCCTCTGCTTGCATCGTAGTACCCCTCCTCTGCGCCGTGGCGCGGGCTATGCCGTTTTCCTGAAATCCGTGCACTTCGCCTCGACTGCCTCTCGTAGCGCCGCCGGCACGCGCGCCAGGAGCGCGAATCCGATCCGCGTTGGGTCCTCTGCCGGCACCGAGAGGGCCGGATGGTCGAGCGTGCGGGCCGCCCAGAGCCCCCGTCGGTAGACCGCGACGATCTGTTCCGGCAGGAATTCCTGGACGGACCCGCAGGGCTCCGCGGCGAGGCGGCCCACTTCGTCCGCGCATCGCGCGTAGATCTCGAGCAGGACCCGGCGCGTGCGGCGCGCCGCCGTCAATCGAGCCTCCTCCTCCGCGGCGGCGATCTCCTGCCTTCGCCTCAGCGCCGCCTGGCGCTCCGCCTCGAGCTGCAGCAGCTGCGCCTGGGCGCTGCGGTAGATCTCGCTGCTCTCCCCCAGGTCCCGCCGGAGGGACTCGAGATCCCGGCGCCGGCGGTCCATGGCCTCCACGGAAACCGGCTCTGGAACCCGCTCGCCGAGCTTCTGGAAATGGGTTCTCCGGCCCCAGAGCCCCTCGAGCGGACCGGAGTCGACGCCGGCGAATTCCAGCTCTTCGAGGAGCTCGTCGACGGTCTTCATCGGCGCCCCCTGCGAAGCGTGGCTTCGTCGCGGAGAGCCTCGCAATCCCGGTCGTCGCCCCTGTCGAGCTGCATCCGCATCAGCCGAAGCCACTGGCGCAGGAACCGGATATCGTCGTCGCCCCACGGCCGCGAGGGCCGCCCGAACCAGCTCCGCATCGAGGCGAGCGCAACATCCGTCTGCGGGTAGGCCGGGAAGGTCACACCCGGGCTGATCTCGACGATTTCCTTGAACTTCAGGATGTTCCGCACCTTCTGGTTGCCGACGATCGACCACTCGTCGCGCTCGACGAAGAACCCGAACGAGCACCCGGTGACATCGCGGCGCTTGATGCTGATCAGCCGGTCGCGGACCCACGAGGCGTCGGGCAGGTCGATCCGGAAGTGGACGCCGGTTGAATCCTCGGTTAGAGCGAGCGTCCCGGCGCTTGTGCGGCCGAGGACCAGGCCATCGTCGTGATTCCACAGGGCCCGGATGTCATCGCGGCCGATGCACGCCGAGCACGCGCCTGGCTTGATGACCTCACGCCAGCCCCCCATGTCTTCAGACGGCACGTTGTAGCGGACGGCGTAGCCGCTGAGGACCGGGGCCTTCTCGGTGCCGGCGACCCGCATGCTCGAAACAAAGGCCCGGGTCTCCGCCTGCTCAGATGGTCGCGATTCGGCTCTCACTTTTTTTCTCCCTCTGGGGGTGGCACAGCACGAAGGCCGCGGCGGTCCGGGTTCGGTGCCTCGTCCAGGGGCCCGAATCCCAGGCGAGCGCGCGCCGCCGGCGAGAGGCCCAAGGCCTTGCCGAGAACCAAGATCTGATCCATCGCCTGGAACTGGATTTCCTGAGCCGGGTGCACGGCCGGCGTCCCGTCGGGTAGCGTCACGAGCCGGCCCTCGCGCTCCAGGATCTCCGCGGTCATCCCCATCTGCCCGTAGGCCACGCAGAAGGCCGCCAGCGTGCCCAGGTCGAGCACAGTCAGCAGGCCGATTCGCTCGAGCTCCGGCACGATGAGGTCCCATGCGTCTTGAGCGACCGGATCCAGTGCGATCGGGCACTTCGGGCGCCCGGGATCGCTCATCGCTGTTCCTCGCGTACGCGCCGCTTCGTTGCCGGCTCGAGCGGCCTGGGGCCCGTGAAGAAGGCCTCGTCGGAGTCGTCTTCCTCCGCGGCCGCCATCTCGATGCGAGTGCGCGCCGCCGGCGTGAAGCCGAACTCGGAGCTGAGCTCACGGATCTTCTGCATGGCCCTGATTGCGATCGCGACGGATGGGTGCGGGATCAGAGTGCCGTTTCCGGCCGTGACGACGTCGCCGTCTTCCTCGAGCCGATCCGCCGCCCGCCTGTAGAGCGCCCAGGCATCGCAGTAGGCGGCGAGCGCCGCCCGGTCGAGCTGCGTCAGGAGGCCCAGCCGGTGCAGCTCGGGGACGAGCCTGTCCCACTCTTCCCGCGCGGCCTGATTGAGTCGCGGCGGTGGCTCGGCGCCGGCAGCCGGCTTCAGAGTCTCCCGAGGGATGGGCCGCTTGCCGGGGTTCCCCCGTGCGACGCGGAGTGCGCGCGGGGTCGGGGGCGGCCCGTTCCACTTGGTCACGCGCCGGCCAGCCGCGCGCGTGCGAGGCGCTTCTTGGCCCGTCCAGCCCCGGCGTCCTCCTTCTCCGCATCGGTGAGCGCGGGGTACTCTGCGTCCTCGGGGACGGTGTCGCTGACCTTCACCGCGGCCATCGCGGAGATCAGCCTCTTGGCGACGTCGTCCGGACACGAGAGCACCTGGCCCTTCTGGAAGGACCACTGGTTCTCTACGCCTCCCACGATCGACTGAGTCAGCTTCACCTTCATTGGCGTCAGCTCCTTTCGGTTACGGCGCGGCTCTGGCGTCGCCGAGCCGCCCCGCGGAAAAGGCTGCAGGTGTCTGCGCAGCGACCCCCTACCGCGACCCGCGGCCGCGAGCGCGAGGCGGCTCGGCCGGTCCAACCGTCGATCCCTAGAGATTTCAACCCCCTATCCCCCTCGGTGGATTACGGCCGGAGCTGCTACTAAGCCGTGACCGTCGCGCCCGTGACGGCGGCGAGCTGCGCCGATGGCTCGTCGTGGGCGTCGTACTGTAGGTAGCTGGCGCAGACGGTCGCGTTCTGCGTCGCCCTGCTCACGACGAGGCGCAGGTAACGCTTGCGCGGGCGCACGTCGATGTAGAAGACCTTGTCGTCGTCCGTGTCGGCGACCGTTACTGACGAGCCGGCGACGTCGGCCGCGTCCGACAGGCCGGAGTCGTCGCCCTGCTGCGCCTTGATGGACGTGAGAGCTCCGGCCACGATCGCACCGAAGTGAACGGCGATCAGGCAGGCGTCGAAGCCGGCCATGTCGATGATGCTGCCGTTGATGTTCGTCGCGCCGGCCGCGCCCGCGGTCGGGGTGACTGCGCTCTGCAGCTTGGTTGCCTGGATGATCGGTCCCTTCATGACGGCTCCTCCTTGGAAGGGTTCAGGTCAGTGGTCCACTGCACGCCCGTTTAGGCCCCGGCCCCCGCCATCTCGAGGAGGTCGCGACCCCATTCGCCCGCCAGGTCGAGCAGGCGCGGGACCGCCCGGTGCTTGCCCGCCAGCGCGGCGACCTTGGGCATGAGCTCCGGCGCATCGAGGTATGCGACCTCGAGGGCTTCGGACCTGATCACCCGAGCGCGAAGGTGGGGAATCTGCTCGGGGAAATCGAAGGCCAGCCGACACCGCGACGCCACGGATTGCCGCAGCTTCGGGCGAACGTAGGACAGCAGCATTCCCCACTTGCGCGGCCGGTTTCTCCTCTCTTCGGTGCTTCGATTGATCGGATCGGTGCCGAGGAGCTCCCTGATGCCGATGGCGAGCTTCGCGCAGTCGGCCACGCGCGACGGAACCGCTTGTGGGACGTCCTCGCACTCGGGCACGGAAGCCGCCAGGCGGTCCATCTCGGCGCCCAGGGTTTCGTACAGATCGATGAAGTAGTGGCGCGTCAGGTCCGCCGCCCGATCCCACCTGCGCTCGAGTTCCATGTTCCACTTCTTCTTCGACGCCAGGGATTCGCGCTGCCACTGCTCGAGGTAACGCAGCCTCGCCCCCTGCTGCACGGCCTCCGCCGGGTCCGTGTCCATCGGGAGCTGATGCTTCATGGACCGTTCCCGCCTCAGCTCGTGCAGGTCGGGGAACTTGACGGCGCACTGCTCCTCTTCCGCCTCCGCCGCTTGCGCCCAGGCGTCGATCACCTCGTCAGGAAGCCAGAGCTCCAGTCGGTTCAGTCGCTCGGCCAAATTTGAAATCATGCCCATCAGCATGCTTCTCTCCTCTCGCCTGTCCGGCGTCTCCAGGTTCTTTTCATCGACTGTTCATTGCAGCGGCTTGCGAGCGCATCTCGGCGATCCGGGCCTCCTGCTCCCGCTCGCTCATCCCCGTGGAAGGCATGCGGCTCTGGGCGGCCATCTCTCGGAGCACCCGGAACACGGCGACGCCAGCCTGATCGTCCGATTCGTTGAGCCGGGGAACAGCAGACAAGCGGCTCGGCCCTGGCCGAGCCACGGATCCCTGGCTCTCTGTTCCCTGATCCACAGATCCCTGATCCACAGATCTGTCTGTCCTGCCGGCTACCGGGTGGTTGTCCTGCCGGCTACCGGGTGGTTGTCCTCCGGGCAACAGGCCTGTGGCTTGCAGGACAGGTCCAGCCGCTGAAGTGGCGACCCGCTTCCGGCGTCGAAGGTGTGCAGCTGCCGCATGGGCGCTCCTCGATTCATCGGCTTGAGCCTCACGAAAGGCCACGAGCTCTTCGATCGCGTTGGCCTTCGAGGTCGCATGACGCGTGGCCCGGAACCGCTCTCGATCGTCGATGACCACGTAGACGCTCGTCTTGTTCGGTCGCACCTGGTGGAAGATGAAATCGTGATCGTCGAGCCACCGGATGGACTTCACAACGGTGATGCGGTCGAGACCGGCCTCGGCTGCGATCGTTTCGGTGCTGGGCCATGACATCAGGTAGTTCTCGGCCGCCGGATCGAACCCGCACCGGCGCCTGATCGCCGCGTAGGCCTTGACGTAGGAGAAGCGGACACCTGGCTCGGTCCAAAGCGCCGGTGGAACCCGGTCGTCACGGCGCATCGAAGTCCAGGAAGACCGTGAGGATCGGCGCGGGAGAGGGGAAGACAATTTCCGCCCGAGCTTCGAGGAGGGGCAGGACGGGAAGCATCGTCGCCTGCAGCTGCGCGAGCATCCTTGCCAGCCCATCCGCATCGGCGGCGATGGAGGCCAGGAACGCATCCAAGCCGCTGACGCAACGTTGAGCGGCCTCAGCCGCCTCCCGAAGAAGCGCAGCAAGGTCGGCCTGGGTCGCGGGTTGCGCCTGTGAGGTTTCTTGAGTGCTGGCTTCCTGCGCTCGCATCAGCGCCCTCCCGCGGGGCGAGGTCGGAGTAGGCGGCGCCGGCGCGCGCGGGAGCGCGCCACCGTTGCAACGGCTTGCGCTGCCCACTCCGACCGATTTACGCCCGGCAGGATGTCAGGTCAGATCGATCTTGGGGAACTCGGAAAGCAAAACCCGCCTCCAGCACGGTTTTGAGTTCCCCAAGATGGGACCGCGGAGGCCGTTGCTCCGATAGCCAGGAGGCGCGCCGCTCGCGATCTGCGCCGCTGGGGCGCCCCGCCGGGCACTGAAGGGCGCACCAGCGCACCTCGGTCGCTTGACACACGCGCCTGAGCGCCGTACAAGGTGGCCAAGAAATCCATGGGGGAACCTTCCATGCGGGCAATCGCGGCAGCCCTGATGCTGGACCGGGCTGACCGTTTCGCAGGAGTGTGCTCGATCGCTGCACCAAAGACCATCCCGTGCCAGGCGAGGCCGGCCTGAAGTAGCCGCGGAGGACCCCATCGTGAGCCTGGGATACGAAGACGACCTGCCGCTGACTGCCGCGGCGCGCGAGCGCCTCGCGAAGCGCTTCGGGTGCGACCCGGAAGACGTGGAGGAGCGCTGCCGCCGCATCGATGACGCTGCTTGGGTCGGGCAGCTGGACAGCGCGATCTCATCGGCGACAAGCGCGGAGTCCGAGGTCATGAGCCGAGAAATCGCAGACGGCGCGATGCTCTCGCCTGAGACGATCCGCCGGCGCCTGCTGGGAGCTTTCTGCCTCGGAATGATCAAGGCCCGATTCGAGGATGCAGGCTTCGATCTCTTCTCGGATGGCACGCCCGAGATCGATGCGACTGGTCCGCCCCCAATTCCGGGCTCGATCCGCCTGCCGACCCCGTCCGACGCCGTCGCCGGGACGATCGACCTGGCGCCGACCGCGCGCGCCCTCGAGGCGGCGACGGTCGGCGAGATGGAGCAGATCGAACGCGAGATCGAGCGTGGCGCGGACATCTCCCAGAAGGAGATCCGGGCGCGCCTCGACCTGGCCCTGCGAGGCGTGAAGCTCTTCTCTTTTCTGGTCGTGGCCCTGCTCGCCGGCTATTCGTCGTTCGCGGCCGATGAGGCCTCACTCTTCCAGAAAAAAGAGCGCTTGCTGCTTGGCGCTGAACCGAAACCCCCGGCCCTTGTGGAGCTCCCCAACCGAAATGGCCCCGCGGCAGGTGAGGAACTGGAGGCCCGCCCATGAACTCCGATGCAAATCGAATCAAGAGCCTGCTGCAGCAGGTCGCGACGTCCAGCGAATCGATGACACGCGCATACGCGGAGCTCGAGAAGGCCTTTCCAGGCCAGGGGATCCTCGACCGGCACAACGAGCCGGCGCTGAAACTCCTAGAGCTCTACAGGGATGTGCTGAAGATCGCCGCCGCGCAGCAGCCGCAAAACTAGCTCCGTGCCGGTCAATTTCGTCAGCCTGAAGCTTGGTGCGCTTCCCACCGAGGAGGAATGGCGCTGCCTCGAGGTTTTCAAGGAGCGCGCTTCGAAGGCCGCGGACAGAGCCGCCAGCCTCAAACTCGGTCAGCTCTCTCATCACCTCTGTCGTCTGCCGGACGGCGGGATGCGGTTTGAAGGCACCATTCCGAAAAGCGAGGGCCTCGAGCTCCTCTACGTCGATTTCCGGCACCTGTATGCCCAGGAGGAACCCGGCAACCTCAGACGGAACTTGAAAATTGTGAACCGGTGCTGTGCAGACTCCGGCATGCGCGCCTGCCTCAAGTCTCTAAAGCTGCAGGCGCGGAGCTCGTTCGTGCGCAACGCCATGAAGCTCGGAGCCCGTGCACCGAACGCGGCCACGGCCACTTCGGAGCAAGTCATCGACGCGATGATCAACGCCCATATTTTCCACTCAAACGCGACAAGAAGGCGCCAGGTGGACGAGCTCGTGGCCAAGTTCACGAAGACCGGCGTTGACGTCCTGCTCTTCTATGCCGTGTGGGACTTCGTGCTTGCCGCAAAGAACTTCCGCGTGCTCATCAGCGACCTGACAGCCGAAAATCCCTTCGTGCTACTGCCTCCGAAGTTTTCCCGGGCCAGGGACGAGGCGGCTACCGATGACGATCTTCTGATTTAGGGAGGCCGCCGGAGTCGCCGGCGTCGGGACCCAAGCGACGCAACCGCGGGTGCGCCCCGAGCGCCAGAACGTTCGGCCTCGAGCAGCTGGACGTCATCGCCAGGCGGCCAGGACCTCGGCGCCGGCGACTCCGGCGGCCTCTCGAGGAGCTGGACGCCATCGCTAGGCGTCCCGGCCTCAGCGCCGGCGACGTGCCGCGGATGCGCCGCGGGCACCTGCTCGTCGGCCTCTCGAGGAGCTGGACGCCATCGCCAGGCGTCCCGGCCTCAGCGCCGGCGTCGCGCCGCGGATGCGCCCGCGGGCGCCAGCTCGTCGGCCTCGAGCAGCTGGACGTCATCGCCGGGCGGCCAGGACCTCAGCGCCGGCCGTCGCCGCGCCCGCGGGTGCGCCGTGGGCACCTGCTCGTCGGCCCTCTCGAGGAGCTGGACGCCATCGGCCTCTCTCGCATTGCGCCTTTGCGCCCCTTCTGTGCCCGGACTACATGTCCGGACCGGGACGAACGGACAGACACCGCGGAGTCCCGTCACCGGGAACCCGCGCAGCGCGCGGGGTTGCGACGATGGTCCCGATTGCGTCACATGCTCCACCGGGACGACCGAGGACTCAAAATCCCGCGGGCGCAAGCCCATGTCGGTTCGAGTCCGACCTCCGGCACCAACCCTCTAGTGGTCGTCGCGGTTCGAGCCCCGACCGTCGCCGTCGTCGCGATTCGGGGCCCGGCC